ATGAAACTACGAAATAAGAAAACAGGCGAGATAGTGTCACTAGAAGGTGAATTATTATTTGATAATAAAGTTATGTTGTTAAAACAATATACTTCTCTCGCTGAACTTAACGAGTATTGGGAAGATTACGAAGAACCAAAAGGATCTGCTTTAGATTTAATGATACTTACACTCATGAATTGTATAGAGAACGAACCTGATGAAGATATGGTAGATTTGGAAGATTGCAAACAAATGTTAGAAAAGCTCAAGGCTTGGAAACGACTGAAGGGTCATAACCTTCGGGTAGAGAGAGGGCAAAGGATATTTGTAAACACCGATAACAAATTGACCAGTCAAAAACCTTTATTTGTAGTGGACACTTATGAAGAGGTGGAAGATGATCTAGACTTGCTGTTTGAGGAGGAATAGTGAAAGCATACTGTTGTGAATGTAAGAAGCACATTGAGTGTGAGTTGGTAGACGGAGATGTGATATACCCACATAGACCAGACTTATATCATTTACATTTTTACAGGTGTCCTTTATGCGGTAATTACACTGGGAAATATGATGGGGAAAGAGTAGTGCTTCCAACAAAACATATAAGAAGTTGTAGGCATGAGGCACATAGAGCATTAGATAAAATCTGGAAAGATAGAAAAAAGAAAACTAAATACTATGCATATATGAGCAACCGACTAGGCATAAACTTCCACTGGGGAGAAGTAGAGTGTGATGAGGTTGCTGATAGGGCATTAGAATTAACATTAAACTTTTTAGGAGATGAAAATGAAAAAATACGAAATCAGGCATAAGGTAACAAATTATAAGGGTTATATATGGAAAGAAGATTCTGGTTATGGAATGAAATATTATGTATCATGGAGAGAGGACGGGAGTCAATATAATTATTCCGATTGGGAATGGAGGATCGACACTTTTGAAAAAGAATGGGATATCCCTAAAAGCGTAAAATTTAAATTACTTTGGCCAGGTATAGTTGCAAAAGGGCTGACTATTTTAGCTTGTTTGGCTGTATTGGGCGCGTCGATAGCAGCGTTTATGGTGATTGTATGCTGCACATGGGACTATCATACTGGGCAAGACACAGGATACATCAGTGCAGTAGATAAAATGACATTCTCAGATGACAGAAAAATATATATCAGGCGTAGGCCACTTGACGCAGCTGGATATGGCTATGCCGAGAAAGACGAAACTGAATACTGCACGACAGCAGATAACCAAGAAGTTATTGATAAAGCATACGAGGCTATGGCTAATGGCAAACGTGTCATCCTTGTTTATGACAAGCCTAGGGAGTTCGGGTGGCGTGCTATTGGTCACTGCAACTCAGCACCTATCACTGATATTAAATATGTAGATGAGTAATTGACAAGTATAAGTAAGTTTGATATACTGAAAGCATAGAGAAGGGGAATGCCCACCCTTGCCCTTCTCTAACTATAACTTTAATACAATTAGAAGAAAGGAGAACCTCATGGCTTTTGATAAAAAGTCATCTTGGAAGGAATATTATTCTAGGCCAGAAGTAAGAGCTAGAATTCTTTCTAATAAGAAAAAATATCGAAGTAAGCCAGAGATAAAAGAGAAAGAGAAACTTTATAGAGAAAAATATAAAGAGGATCATCCTGATTATTGGAGAAAGAGACGTATTGCCAAGAGAAAAGAACTTAATGAAAAGGCAAGAGAGTATCACAATAATCATAAGGAATACAGAGACTCTTATAGGAAAGCGCATCTTGAGGCTTTCGCAGAGTATGAAAGGGCATATCGTAATAAGAATGTCGAAGTAGTAAAAGCTCATGCAAAAGTTAAAAATGCAATTAGAAATAAGAGCTTGTCAAGGCAACCATGTGAAAACTGTGGTGAAAAAGTGTCTGAAGCGCATCACGACGACTATAATAAGCCACTAGAAGTAAGATGGTTGTGCAAAAAATGCCATATGGAATGGCATAGATTAAACAAAGCAATACATTAAAGGAAAGGAAAAAGGTAATATTTTGAAGGTTGTAAAAGGTCAGGCGTTGACTGCACCTAAGCTCATGATTTATGGGCTTTCTGGTGTGGGCAAGTCAAGCTTGGCAGCTAAACTAGAGAAGCCTTTGTTTCTAGACTTCGAAGGTGGCTTGAACTATCTAGGTGTAGATAGATCGGCACAATACACAAGCCTCGAAGAATTTTACAAAGACTTGGTAGAACTTTACCATGCTGGTGAAGCTGGGAAAAGGGAATACGAAACAATCGTCATCGATAGCGTTGACTGGTTAGTACGCAAGGTCGTAGAGCAGGCCGCAGGTATTAACAAGAATAACCTAGAAATGACACTTAACAAATCTAATGGTGGCTATGGTAATGGTAAGGCTGTGCTTGAAAACCACATCCGTGCCAAACTTCTACCACTGTTAGTCATTCTAAATAAGGTAGGCTATGGCATCTGTCTCATCGCTCACGCAGACCGCAAGACATTGATGGACGAAGATGGTATAGATACCGATAGAGTTGCACCTAAGATTGACGTAAACACTATGAACATCTTCGTAGAGTGGTCGGATAATGTGTTCTACCTCAAGAAGAAATCAGATGGGTCACGCATTCTTGTACTAGATGGTGACGATAATGTCCTAGCCAAGAACAGACTAAGCCTACATGGTGAAGTCAACCTCGCAGATGTAGATATTAACAAATTACTAATTCCAAAGGAGAAATAACATGAGTATTGATTGGGATAATATTCAAAACGAAATGGGTGGAGACTTTAAGAACTTTTATGCAGATGGCAAATACAAAGCCAAATGTGATGGGGTAGAAATCAAAGAGGTAGGAACTAATGGTTCTGTAATTATGAAGTTCCACTTTGAAGAGACTAACGAAGCACAGTACCCTACTGCAGATCACTGGCTATCATTTAAGAATGATAACTGGCGTGCATGGCATAACAAATGTCTAATGGAAGTGCTTGGTGCTACTGAAGACGCTGCCAAGAAAGCAGTTGAAATGGCCGAGAGCAAAGAAGGTAAAGAGAATATCATTAAGGGTTATGAAGCTTGCTACAAGAAACTTCTAGCCAAGAAACCTGAGGTAGAAATCGAAGTATTTACAGAAGAAAACCCAGGCACTGGCAAATCATATGCTCGTGCAGAGTTCTTGGATCGTCGTGTAGCTATGCCACATGGTGATGAGGATAAGAAACCTGCTGACAAAGCAGAAGACATCATCTCACAAGGTGAAGCAGTAGACTTAAGCGAAGCTGATTTGCCTTTCTAGGAGAGTAAATGAAAAAGCAACGCTATGATGTAAAACTCATAGACCATTGGGAAGCACCAGAGGGCGACGATTTACGCCCTCTGATTGCTATGCCAAACATCCCGAAGCCTTTGCATTTAGTGAACCCTAGGAACTTATTAGGAAGAAAGACTTGGGATATGATGCGTAAGGCTGCGTATCATATGGCTGATGATACCTGCGAGATTTGTGGGTATAAGCCAGAGAATATGCATCAAAGACACGGACACGAGGTTTATGAGATTGATTATAAGGAAGGCACGGCAACCTTTAAGAGGGTGTTTTGTATTTGTTCTTTATGCCACTTAGGTGGTATCCATACAGGCAGAGCAATCACTCTGTTTAAGAAAGGCAACCCTCTGTATCCTAAAGAGTTTCTCTTGCAGGGTGCTGAACATGCCTTCAAGATTATTTATGAGTATAACCAAGATCACCCTGATGCAGACTTAAGAGCCTACTCTACATACCTAGAGTATCTTAAGAGGCCTGAACTCAAGGATGAGATGGTAAAACTCATAGATAAATATCAGATTAAGTTCTATGAAGAGAACACCAAGACTATGGCTAACTGGGCTGACTGGAGACTCATTATAGGGAACAAAGAGTACCAGACACCTTATAAGACTTACGAAGAGTGGGAAGAGGCTATGGAAAAGCAACAAGGAAACGATACTGCTCGTGTATTACAGAAGAACATAGAAGAGAAGTTCTCAGGTGGTGTGTTCGACGAGCTGGATAAAATACTTGACAAAGCACAAGGCATTTGATATGCTAATGTTAAATAACAACTAACCGAAAGGAGACTATAATGTCGGGGACCAAAGAAGGAGGCCGTAAGGCCGCGGCAACAAATAAAAAACGTAATGGAGAAGACTTTTTCAAGCGCATTGGGGCTATTGGTGGACGCAATGGCCACACTGGTGGCTTTGCTTCTTCTCATGAACTAGCAGTAGAAGCTGGAAGAAAAGGTGGTCGTATTTCTAAGAGAGGAAAGGCAAAGAAAGATGAAAATGAAGATTTTTAAGAAACATACTACAGAGGTAGATAACTTGGAACGTATGCTAGATACAATCTCTGACCTTACTCGTGGCTTAGGTAGGACAGAATTTAATAACCTTATTGAGGCTATCAAATCTGTGTATGAAGCGAGGCAGAAGCTACGCAAAGTAAAGACAGATGAAGAAAAAGAGAATGCTGATATCGCTGAAGCAGAAAAGAGTTTTGAGTATGAAGTTACAAAATAAAAAGCCTTTCGAAGGAGAAAGAGATGTAGCTGTCCCATTCACGTTGATTTTTGGTATTTTAGGCATAGGACTTGTCATTTGCCTCGCAGGGATACTCGTTTGCATTTTCGGAGGAGGAGAATGAGTTATAGAATTGAGCAAGAAGAAACGCTTGAAGACCTTGAGGCGAATGTGAATTCTTTGGTTACAAACCACGGGTTCAAGTGTCGTGGTGGTGTATTTTATGATAATAAAACTAATATGTATTGCCAAGCATTGGAAGACTAGGAGGTGAAGAATGAGCAGAGAAATTAAGTTCAGATGCTGGAGCGAAAAGGAAAAAGCTTACTTAGATGGGCCTGGTAGATTTTTGTGGGTTAGTCATGATGACACTACTAGTGGTCTTTATTCGCCAACTGATTTGCAGATTACTTTAGAGCAATACACTGGCTTAAAAGACAAGAACGGCAAAGAGGTATACGAGGGGGATATAGTAGAGGAAGATATAGATTTCAATTCAAAAATGACTGATGGAACTTTCAGGTATAAAGTTTATTGGAACGAGGACGAGTTGTGCTGGTCGTTAGACCCTATCGGCCCAGAATCTATACACAACGACTTATGGGAACTAAACTCTAGCCGTAGAGTTATCGGCAATGTACACGAACCACCAAAAGATTTTAGACCAGAACACTTAAAGCGCATGGG